ATTAAAAACAACACAAAGTGTTGATGTTAAAAATCAAATCGTTAAATTGATCGTCGACGAAGAGATTGATGGTGATATACTTGAAACCGTCAAAGTTTCAATTTCCAAACAAGCACCATGGCAGTTTAAAATTGACCATAACACAAAAACACAAGTAACAATTGACAACGTAGAAGTCATCGAATCAATCGAAATTGATAAAATGTTCGAAGAGTTTGTCGGATACTTGAATTTACCAGAAGAACAAACAAAAGAAGTCTGGGCTGAGTTGTCGGATCTACTACAATCTAGCAAAAAATAATCACAACATGAAGAGAATTACATTTGAAAAACTTGTAGCCAAAGACTTTTTGAGTATTGGCAGTAATCCTATCACAATTGATTTCCAAAAAGGATTCAACTTGGTGGTTGGTAAAAATATTGATGCCCCTGAGAGAAAAAATGCCGTTGGAAAAAGCACTGTTATGAGTGCATTTTTCTATGCATTGTTTGGAGAAACCGTGGTTAAAGTTAAAAATGAACACATTCCTAATCATCACACAAAGGGGAAAGGCACGGTTACACTGACATTTAATGTTACTCATGAAAAAGGAACGGATAAGTATAAAATTGAGCGTCAAGCAAAGCCTTCGAAACTAGCATAGTATAAAAACGATGAAAATGTCACACTTGATAGCATTGCAAATACTACTGCTAAAATTTGTGATATTATTGGAAGTAACCCTACAATTTGTAGAAGCTGTGACATTATGACACTCAAGGGAAGTGAATCCTTTTTCTTGAAAGATGCTGCCAAAAAAAGAAAATTCATTGAGGATATTTTTAATATTGAAATTTTTGGACAAATGTTGGCGAAATTAAAAACCAAAATATCCGAAAACAATACTAAAATATCTTCCACTGGTGTTAAGATTGAAGAGTTGAAAAGGTCGATTCAATCTAGCACAGAGCAATATCAATCTTTGATCAAACAAAGAGACGAACGTGCTGAAAAAATCAAAAAAGAAATCGAAGGATTGGAGTCTCAATTATCTCAATTGGAGAAAGAACTGGCAGACCTTGGTTATCGAGGCGACAGAACAGCATGGGATCAGACTGTTGAGAAATTAACAGATGCTGTTAGTGCAGTTGACACCAAATTAAATGATCTAAAGATATTCATATCATCAACACAGATTCAGGTTGATGCTATTGATAAAGAATTGAAAAAATTGAATGATGTTGGAACTGCAACTTGTGATAAATGTTTTCAAGAAATCCCACACACCCATGTGGAAACTATAGCTGCTAAAAAAACTGAAAGAGCAGAGCATAAAAAAACACTCGTCAGAGACATCAACAATGCAAAAGAGCAATGTGTAAAATTGGCAGATAAGAAGAAACTTATACAAGAACGCATAGCATCAACATATGCATTGATTCGTCAATATGAGCTTAGATTGAATAAAGAAAAAGAGCTTGAATTGAAAATTGCAAATACAAAACTGTTGATCGAATCATCTCAAAATGCATCTATGAATGCAATTGATGTTGAACCTTTGAAAAAAGCTATCAAGGAGTCAAAGGAGCGATTAGACACAGAGAATGAACTTCTGGAAAGCTATAAGAAAACAGCATCAACATATGATGTTTGCAAATTTGCACTTGGAGAAGAAGGCGTTAAGAGTTTTGTTATCAAAAAATTGATCGCTATGTTGAATAGTTCAATTGGTGATTATATCAATAAGTTTGGACTTCCTATCAAATGCACATTTGATGAATATTTTGATGAACATATATCAACTGCTTGCGGGAAGGAGTTTTCCTATAACAATCTGTCGGGTGCTGAAAGTCGAGGAGTTGATTTGGCATGTCTCTTGAGCTTCTCTGATATGAGAAGAAAAATCAGCGGCATTTCATCGAATATCGAATTCTATGATGAGATTCTCGATGATATTGGACTTGGAATGGTTGTCGACACTCTCAAAGAAAGAATCGAGAGAAACGATACTGCATGTTATGCAATTTCACATAGAAAAGAAATGATTCCAATGGTGACAGGGGAAATTATTAAATTGGAAAAGAGAAATAATGTGACGATCAGAGTTGACAATTAATTGATAGTCACTAATTATAGTATGTTCGTTAATCCATATCCGCAACCTTATGCACAAGCACCATATGAATTCACTGATACTTTTGTTGAAGCTGCGCCTCCAGTGCAACATCAACAAAAAAGATATGTGAATTACATGGCAGACAGGCAAGGTTGCGGACAGTGGAGAATCGGTTGGGCTGAAAACCATATCAATATGTCAAGTGTGGGAGATTCTTGTTCTCTTACCAAAATGATTATCAACGAGCAATGGTATGAAGGCGTGACAGCTGTTAAGCTACAACGTCAAGCATCAAAAGATCAACTTCGATTCGTTGAATTCCTTAATAGCATCAAAGGCAAATATGGATTCAAATTGATATATGAAGTTGACGATGTGGTTTTTAGAGAAGATATTCCAGATTATAATATCTACAAGCCAGCGTTTGATAATGAAGAAACTCGTCAGACATGCATTGATATTATCAATCTATGTGATGAAATGACAGTTACATGCAAATACATTAGAGATTTGTATAGTTTGAAAACTGGCAAAAAAGAAATTACCGTTGTTCCTAACTTCCCACCAAAGTGGTGGATTGGTCATCAGTATAACCACCGTACAATTTGCCAAAACTTCGATAGATACCGTAGAAAACCAAGAATCGCATACGCTGGTTCTGGAGCACACTTTGACGTTGCTAATAAAACTGGTCAGCAAGATGACTTCACGCACGTAATGGAATTTATTTTAAAAAATGTCGACCGCTATCAGTTTGTATTCATCGGAGCAGTTCCTCTTCCATTGGAGCATTTGGTTAGAGAGAACAAAATTGAACTTCACCCTTGGCAAACACTGGTTGATTATCCAACATACTTGTCAAAATTGAATATTCAATTGTTTTGGGCTCCCCTACAGGACAACCCGTTCAATAAGAGCAAGAGCGACATCAAGTATATCGAAGCCGCTTGTCTTGGTATCCCGTGTTTGGTTCAAGACATGGAGACTTATTCAAATGCGCTCCCAGAATTGAAATTTAAAACTGCTGATGAATTGGAAGCAAAGGTCAAAGAAATTCTAAATTGGAAAAATAGAAACCATTATTACACGCTGGTTCCAAAACTTCGAAAAATTGGAGAATCAAGATTTTTGGAAAATCCAGAAAATATTGGAGCGTATCTTGAAGCTCTTGATTTGCCTTTCAATTCACCGCACAGAAAATATTTGAGAGCTTGGAATTGACAAGTCTCGGTTGTGGTGTATACTGCTGTAAATGTATAGAAACTGCGTGTACAATTCAAAAGAATCCAAAGTCCATTTATTCACATGGGACGAGGATGGCAATCGCGTTGTTCGGGATATTGACTTCAAGACCTATCTGTTCGTAGAGGATAAAACAGGGCAAGAAGAGAGCATTTACGGCACGAAATTACTCAAGCGTGAATTTTCCAGTTCATTTGATAGAAATAAATTTTTAAAAGATTTTAAAAATCCTAGAATTTATGAAAACCTGCCTCCTCATCAACAGTTTCTGATTGATGAATTTTGGAGTGTTAATACAACGGATGACTTTTCTAAGCATCCACTGCGAACGTTGTTCATAGACATCGAGACCTTCAGCAATAAGGGTAAGTTTCCTGATATTCAAAATCCAGAGGATACCATCAACCTAATCACAGTCTATGATACATTGAATAATCATTATATCACGTTTGGACTACAGCCATATGATACATCACATATCACAGATAAGGTTGTGCGATACGTGCATTGTGTCAATGAAGAACAATTACTGAAGCGATTCGTCATGTATTGGGAGCACGATTATCCGGATATTGTGAGTGGTTGGAATTCATCTGGCTTTGATATTCCATATATTGTCAATAGAATTGGCGTTGTATTGAATGAAAACTGGCAAAAGCGTTTGTCTCCAGTGGGTAAAGTGTATGAAAGGGTGAAGCAAAATGTTAAATTTGGAGAACCTGCCATTCAAATGATTATTGATGGCGTGTCATCCGTGGACTACATGGTTCTTTATCAAAAATTCAAACTGGATAAGCAAGAGTCATACAAGCTGGATTATATCGCAGAGGTTGAATTGAACGAGCAGAAGCTCGAATATGACGGTCAGCTGTGGGAATTCTCCATTCGAGATTGGAAATCATTTGTCGACTATAACATTCGAGACGTTGAACTACTAGTTAGTCTTGACGATAAGCTTCGGTATATGAGAACGCTACGATTCTTGGCGAATATCGGGCTGACTAATATTGAAAAAGCAATTGATACCGTTCCAATTATGAATGGTGCTCTTGCGGTTCAAGCTAGAAAAAGAAATCAGAGAATCCCCACATTCGTTAGAAAGATTAAAGAAGAGAAAAACCCAGGTGCTTATGTTCGGGTTCCAATTGTAGGGTTCTCTGAGAATATCGTTAGCTTCGATGCTAACTCACTGTATCCAAGTGTGATGATTTCTATGAATCTGTCTCCAGAGACCAAAATTGGTAGAGTTGAGATGGAGGAAAGTTCGGTGAAAATTCATCATGTGAATGGACGCATTTACGAATTGGATAAGCAAAAGTTCAAACAGTATATGGATACTGAGAAAATTGCTATTGCAGCAGGAGGATTCATATTCTCTCAGCGCAAAAAAGGCATCGTTCCTGAATATCTTGATTGGTTGTATACTGAGCGTAAAAAAATGCAGAAGAAATACAAAGAATGTAAATCAAAACTGAGTGAAGGGGGTTTGTCTGATGCTGAACGGTTGGAGTTGACGTTGGATATGAATCGATATGACTCGATTCAATACGCTTACAAAATTAATTTGAACTCACTCTATGGATATATGGGTAATGGTTATGCTCAAATGGGAGATGACGACATCGCATCTTCGGTTACATTGACAGGGCAAGCAGCAATTAAAAAGTCTGCTGATCTTGTTGCAGATGCATTGTTGGAGATACGTCCAGATATTACAGAATCCGAGCTTTCAAAAACAATTGTATATGGTGATACAGATTCGATTTATGTTTCTCTGAAGTGTTTGGAAACGAGAGGTGTGCCTATTATGAAAGATGGCGTGATCAACCCTGATTTTTATTCAACTTGTGATATTATTGAGAATTATCTTAATGCAAAAATGGATGAATGGGCAAGAAAAAGTTTGCGAAGCATTGATCCTCGATTTGTATTCAAGCGAGAAACCATCTGCGATAGCGCAATCTTTTTGAAGAAAAAGTATTATGTGCTTCACATGATTGACGATGAGGGTTTTGCATGTGACAAATTCAAATACAAAGGTGTATCGGTTGTTAAGACAACACTGCCAAAAACTATCAAGCCATATTTGAAGAAAATCATAGAAACAATGATCCTTACCAAAGACAAAGGTAAGTGCGATAAGCTTTTCTCAGACGCATATGAGACATTCAAAGCACTTCCTGTTGAATCTATTTCTAGTATCAGCGGCATTAACACCTTTGACAAATATGTAGGCGATTGCCAAGGGTTTGACGTAATTGCGAAAGGTATGCAAGCGCATATGAGAGCGGCTCATTACCACAACGTATTGATCGACACTTTGAATCTTGGCGGCAATTATCCAAAATTAAAACAAGGAGACAAGATTCGATATGTCAATGTCGATCCAATTAACAAATATAACATTGATGTGATTGGATATGCAGGAACATATCCTTCGGAATTCTCTTCAATTTTTAAAATTGATTATGAAACAATGTTTGAGTCATTGATGTATACAAACATAGAATATTTTTATAAATCTGTAAATTGGGTCTTGCGAAAACCCAATGAGCATGTTAAATTTGATTTACTAGCATACTTATCCGAATGACATTACAAGAGGCATACAACAAAGGATTAGATGACGCTGAAAATAAAATCATCAGTGAATTTCAAAAAATCATTCTCCACGACGAAGATAACTATCAGGCATTTTTGAATCCAAAAATGGAGGCAATTCGATCTGCATTTGAAAAATGGGGTACATATTTGTATGCTCATTCGGATTCAAAAACAATGAAAGGTAAGCGAGTGGAGATTTTATTGAAAACAACAAAGGAACTAATAACACAATAATCATATGAAAGAGAAATACAAAGTAATACAAGACCAAATCGGACGAATCATCATCGGTGCATTCGCAGGTGAGACAGAAACCACGGTGACGCTGCAAAATCCAGTAATTTTGCATGTGCAGCCAGATAGAACAGGACAACTCCAAGTGAATACTCTACCAGCATTTTTCTTCGAATTGGCAAGTTCGGAAAGTAGAAAAGATATGCAGTGGACATATAATAAAAACAATATCGTTGATAGCAATATTGAGCCAGATGAAAAAGTAGTGCAGCAGTACAAACGAATCAATACCCCAGCGCAATCTTCTAAACAACCAGAAGGCAATATTGTTTCAATCACTGATCTATAATATGCAAGGACAATACGACGAAGATTCACTTCCTTTGGGGTTTGATGCTGCCCCAAAGACAAAAAAAAGTAAAGATGCGGCAATTGCTGACATTCTGTCAAGTATCGATGACATTACTCCATACTCAACATTTTTGAGTGAGAGTAAAACGAGTGCTGTGAATGAATGGATCGACACTGGTTCTATGGTTCTCAATGCATTGATTTCGGGATCATTGTATGGGGGTGTTCCAAGAGGACGTGTTGTTCAATTTGCAGGTCCTTCACAAACGTTTAAGACAGGATTTATTCTAAAAATCCTCGCTAATGCGCAGAAACAAGGCATGACAGTCGTCATTTATGACACTGAAGGTGCTATTGATGCGGATAGTGCTGCTGCTTTTGGTTTGGATACCAGCAAAGTCAAATATATCACAGTGCAGACGGCTGAAAATGCTCGAAATTCCATTTACAAACTCTTGAAAAAGGTGAAAGAACATGGAATGGAAGGTAAATTCATCATTGCAATCGATTCGCTGGCAAACCTCAACAGTGAGATGGAGTTGACTCGAATGGATAAGGAGAATACGTCTGCTGACATGGGTACATTTGCCAAAAGTATTAAGAGTTTGTTGAAAACCTGCACACAAATGTCAACGTTGACACAAACTCCAATTTTGGTAACGAATCATGTTTATGATGATCCTTCTAAAATGTATCCAAGCTTGGAGCAGAACATTGCTGGGGGCAAAGCGGCTATCTATCTGCCATCCGTTACGATTCAATTGGCACGTAAGCCGATGGAAAGTGATGGTGGTAAGACAACAGATGATTCTACCGCAGCGAGCCAGAAAAAATACGCAGGAGTCGTTATTCGTGCATTGACAGTCAAAAACCGTTTTGTAAAACAATACTTGGAAGGGCAAATGTATTTGTCTTTCAGCACAGGTCTTGATAAACGATTTGGATTGTTGGAGATTATGAAAGACATTGGTGTCGTAACTCTGAAAGGATCAATTTATTCTGATTGGAACGGCAACAAATTGGGATTTTATAAAAAATGGCGCAAAGACGATGCTGTGTGGGATGTTCTCTTGCCAGAATTGGAACGCCGAATCAAAATTGACTGGGCTTATGGTGGTCGACTAGACGAACCAGAAGTCTTTGAAGAAGATGATGAGGATGAAGTAGAGTAAAAGAAAAACCCCGCCGAAAGGCGGGGTTTAATTTTAGTCATTTTGTGACCAGTGCCAATAATTTAGAGGCTTTCTAAATCCGCGATCTTTAAATTCACCGCGAGGGTTGAACAATTTGTCGCGTTCGACTTGCTCAGTCATATACATAGACGTGTATGATTCTTGATAGTGCTCGCTATCTTCATCATCATCCATTGTTTTTTGAATTTTTGAATATCTCTTCAAATCATCAGCGCGTTCCTCCGCATCATAACGAGGAGTTGGTTTTTTTGATTGAATATCCGATCCAGCTTCAGCTGTGTATTTTCTACGAATCATGTTTTTAATTGCTTCGTTTTCTTTCTTCTTGTAATTATACCAATAATCAAATAACTCTTGTTCTTCTGGTGTTTTGAACACAGAATAAAACAAAACGGGATTGTATTCTGGGTAAGGGAATGTTTCTTCATCCACTCCACCCACATCGGCATCAACATCATCGTCGGATTCTGTCGATTGCGGTTCGATGCGATTTAAGAAAAATTTAATTGCATTTAAGAAATTTAAAATTTGCGCAGCGGGTTTGTAATTTTGTATTTTTTGAGAGAGCTCACTTATATTTTTCTCAAAATCATCAGATGTATAAGACATTTTTTTAGTCTTAAATCCTTTTTCAATTCCAGAAAACATGTTGACTAATGCCAAGAAATCATTTGGCGAAAGCGCATCTAAGAATATTCTTGAAATTTTAAAATCATATCCTTGTCCATACATAGAGACAGCCGCATCAAATGTTTTTGCATTAGTATCTGCATAATCACCACTTTCTCTTAATCTATAAGCCTTGTCTAAAATCTTAACAATCGATTGAATGTATTCTAAATCGAAAGGTAGTTCATCTAATCCTTTTTCATTTTGGGTGACAGTGACATCAGTTTTTGGAAGGATGCCATGGATTTTAAAAATTTTTGTTTTTTGATTCAGTTCGCGTATTTTTGGAAGTATGCTGTATGTTTTTTTGCGAAGTTCATCTTTGTGTTCACCAGTTGCATCTCTGACAATGTTTGATATACCTCTTGCATACTCACTGGTTTCTTCCGTCTCTAGTAAATACTTGTAAATTTTTTGAATTGATGTGTTTTTAATAATTTCATCACTATCAAGCTTATCGAATACAGAATTATCAACAAGCATTTTTATCAGCTTATTATATGCATCTTGGTTTGTATTTCCTGTATAATACTTCGCCATTTGTTTTGGGCTCATTGGAATTGTATTCAAACCTTCATCGATTGCATCTGAATACAATGTCAA